GGAATTCAAGGAAAAGCAGGAGGAGAAAAGTGAGTTTTGAGTTTGGCTTCCAGGTGCCGGGTAAAGCGAGAGGAGCCGCCCGGCCTCGGTTCATGAGGAACGGTCACACCTATATCCCGGATGAAGACCGACGGTACCGCGCTTTCGTCCAGTCAATGGCGAGAAAGGCGATTGCCGGGACGCAGTACACAGGGAAAGATGCGCTCTCTTTTGCGGTCGATATCCTTGTCTGCTGTAAGGTACCCGTCTCATGGACCAAGGCAAAGAAAGCAGCGGCGCTCCGGCAAGAGATTTCTCCCGGGAAACCAGACGCCGATAATGTCGCCAAAATCGTCTTGGACAGCCTCAACGGCATCGCATGGGTGGATGACAGCAAAGTGTCCATCCTGACCGTCAGGAAGCAGTACAGCGACGCCTATGAGGGTATCCGGGTATGGGTGGAGGCAGAACCAACAGACAGGAGAGATACGTGATCGATCAGGAACTCGATTTCCGGCTCACTAACTGGGCCAGATACTACAGAGGCCGGCCCAAGGTCCACGTTTCTATGCTGGCGAAAATGATTGCTCTCTATGGCACCCCGGAAGATTTTTGTCAGGAGGATGAAAAGAAGAACCCAACACCGGTCGACGCTTCGGATGCTGCACTCGTCGAGCGATCGCTCTGCTCCCCGCTGTATCCGGAAAAATATCGTCTCATGATCTGCGTGCTCTACCTGAGGCCGATGATTCCTGTCGGCAGACTGGGAAAGGCTATGGGCCTGAATAGACGTAGATTCGACGAGGAACTTCATAACGCTTGTGTTATGCTTTCCAATATTCTTGATTTTTACGCCAGAGATAAAAATTTTGCTTTTCATAATGACGAGGCGTAAAATGAAAATATCAGTAAGCGAAAGACGCAAGATGTAATTAAGGTTGGCCGATGGCCAGCCTTTTTGCACCCGTAAGAAACGTAAGCCCGAAGGTCAGAAGATCTCCGGGCTAAATTTTTATGCCGGGCGGGGTTTTCTTTTGTCCCTTGGGCCGGCCCCCGACCCGGCGCCACATTTTGGATTTCCTTATGGTAAGAGACTGGGATGTCGTCCGAGAGCTTCTCGGAAAGATTGAAGATGAATCACTGAAGGAATTCATCGAACATCTCCATAAGGACATCTTGTTCGGAAAGAACGATGAGAAGTTCGAATCCATTGTGGCACGTCACCTGAAACTTCTGTCCGAGTCAGGCTACATCAAGGGCATCCAGTACGGCTGCACGCTTCCGGGCAAGGTGAGCTACGTGAGGATCGAGCCAGAGCTGACTATGGCAGGGTATGACCTCCTTGAGGTTCTACGGTCAAAAACGGTTTGGAGGAGCAAATAGGTTTCTTGTACGGTTCGCGCGCGAGGAAACAAATGAAATTTGCCAATGAGTATTCTGAATTACGCGAATCCGAAAAGAGATTTATCAGGTTTAACGACCTGATTCCATTCGTATTTTTCGATGACACAAAAGATAGGAACGGTGCATTGCACTCCGACAAGAATGGCCATGGCAATTAGAAAGTTCCAGAAAACAATGGGTGGGCGGCCATCGGCTTACGGTCCAGAGATGGCTAACAAGATTCTCTCTCTGATTAGAGAAGGAAAGTCCGAGGCAAAGATATGCAAAATGCCGGGCATGCCAAGTGCAGAAGCTTTAAGACTGTGGAAGAAGAAGTATCCCGACTTTCTTGCGGCCACAATCGAAGCTAGGCGGTTCAGTGCTGAACTCTACAACGATCGGCGCATGGACCTGGTTAAAGAGCTTATAGAGAAGACCCAGCTCCATGAAAATGAGGGAATCAGCTTCCCCAAGGGTGTTGTAGACGGCTACAAGGTAGCTATGCAGGAGCTGGCCAGAGAAGCTGCTATTCGTGATGACCACCGCTTCAGCGACCGCCAGAAGGTGATCGCAGAGGTTAATTCCGGCAGCGTCGGGGACGGCATGGATGCGGTTTACGCCAAAATGCGGGAGGCTGCCGAGGCCCATAAAGATGCCGGTAAGTAACCCCTTTGCTGAGATCTGGAGGCCGCACCGCTACAAAGTGTTCTATGGCGGCCGCGGATCGGGCAAGAGCTGGGCCGTGGCCGAGGCCTTGATTGTGATGGCCGACATGGCAAGGCTCCGTGTTCTTTGCTGCAGGGAGATTCAGGCCTCAATCCGCGATTCTTCCTACCAGGTGCTGAAGGATACGGCCTACAGGCTCGGCATCGCCGACCGCTTCGATTTCCTCGAGGCAGAAATCCGCAGCAAGGAAACAGGCAGCAGGTTCATATTCAAGGGGCTTTCCCACAACCAGTCACTCAAGTCTACTGAAGGCATTGACATCGCCTGGGTGGAAGAGGCCCAAACAGTTTCAGAAGCGTCATGGTCCGTCCTGATCCCGACGATAAGAAAGCCGGGGTCCGAAATCTGGATCACCTTCAACCCCCTGAACGCAGACGATCCGACGACGAAAAGGTTCATCGAGAACCCGCCGCCGGACGCCTGCGTTCGCAAAGTCAACTACGACGAGAACGCCTACTTCCCAGACGAGCTCCGAAAAGAAATGGAGTTCCTGAAGAAGTCGGACTACGAAGCCTATCTGCACATCTGGGAGGGGTATCCAAGAACGATATCGGACGCCCAGGTGTTCAAAGGCCGCTATGTTGTCGAAGACTTTCCGGACGATCTTTGGAAGAAGGCGGACAGGCTGTTCTTCGGCGCCGACTTTGGCTTTGCGAACGACCCGAACACGCTTGTCCGCTGCTTCATCCTCGATGGCCGCCTCTACATTGACTACGAGGCGTATGCGGTCGGGGTGGAGCTCGACGAAATGCCGCAGCTCTACGAATCCGTCCCGGGGTCGCACGAATGGCCGATCAAGGCCGACTCGGCCAGGCCTGAGACCATCAGCTATCTGGCAAACCGGGTCAATCCGCCTTTCCGGATCTCGGCCGCAACGAAGTGGCAGGGAAGCGTGGAGGATGGAATCGCCTATCTGAAGAGCTTCGAGAAGATCGTCATCCATCCGCGATGCAAACACGCCGCGGATGAGTTCAGGCTCTACTCGTATAAGGTTGACAAGACCACAGACGAGGTTCTTCCGATCATTTTGGACAAGTCGAACCACATTATCGACGGGCTTCGCTACGCCCTTGACGGCTATATCACGAAGCCCGGGCTGAGTAAGTGGGCCGCTTTAGGACGGATGCAATGAGCAGAACCAGCGCAAGAAACATAAAAAAGTCCGCGGCCAAAAGGCTGTTTCTGGACGGGGTGATCAATCCCCTGCTCAGGATCGGCAGCCAGAGCCGCAACACCTTTGCTGCGACCCATTACGTTCCGAGGTTCGAGTCTCTCGATCGCTCCCAGCTCGAGTGGGCGTATCAGGGGTCGTGGATCTGCTCCCTCGCGGTGGACATCATCGCCGAGGACATGACCCGCGAGGGCATAGACATCAAGTCCGAGAATCCCAAGGTTGTGGACCGGCTGAACGCCGATCTTGACGACTGGCGGGTGTGGGACTCCATTGCGGACGCTATCAAGTGGGCCCGGCTCTACGGCGGGTCCGTCGCCGTCATGATGATCGACGGGCAGGACATGAGCCAGCCGCTCGCCGAAGTCCGAAAAGGGGCGTTCCGCGGGCTGTACGTTCTTGACCGCTGGCAGATACAGCCCTCAAGCGAGCTCGTTCAGGCGCTTGGACCCGATTTCGGAAAACCCGAATACTACGAGGTCCTGCAAAAGGAAGTCGGCGTCAACATCCCTGGCAACAGGATCCACCATTCGAGAGTGATCAGGCTCGACGGCCGGAGGCTGCCATTTAACCTGAGGCAGGCCTATCAGGGGTGGGGCGCCTCCATACTCGAGGCCGTCATTCCTCAGGTTCAGATGTTCGACCTTGCGACGCAGGGCGCAGCTCAGCTGATCAGCAAGTCGTACCTGCGCTACTACAAGGTGCAGGGGCTGCGGGACATCCTGACGAACAGTCTCGCCCGCGACGGTTTCCTGAAACAGATGGACTACATGAGGGAGTTCCAGGGGATCGAGGGTCTGACCATCGGCGACAGCACCGATGAGTTCCAGACGATGCAGTACTCGTTCACGGGGATCCCGGACATTCTGCTGCAGTTCGGGCAGCAGATCTCCGGCGCCATCGGCGTTCCCCTTGTGCGCCTGTTTGGGCAGTCTCCGGCGGGATTCAACTCAACCGGAGAGTCGGACCTTCGGATCTATTACGACAACGTGAAGCACGATCAGGACTCCGACCTGAGGCCGGGCCTGAAGAGGCTGCTTCGCGTCATGTATGAGTCGGCCTTTGGTTCGGCGCCGGACGCCGACTTCGGCTTTGAGTTCAAGAGCCTCTGGCAGATGACGAACGAGCAGAAGTCCCAGGCTGCGCAGGGCCTTGCCGGTTCGATCATTCAGGCCCTTCAGGCCGGCGCCATCCCGACATCAGTTGCGATGAAGGAGCTGAGAAAGCTGTCCGACACGATCGGGCTCTTTGGTTCGATCAGTGACGAAGACATAGATGCCGCCGAAGAGGCAGACAACGGGATGATGCCGCCGGAGGCCAAGTTAACGGAGGATCCGTTAAATGCCAAACCCGAAAGCGTTCCGGGAGCAAACCAAAACGGCGCAGCTGTTGGCGTGGTACCAAAAGCGCCTCAAGCGGGTGGCCCGACAGGTGGACCGAATCGCCCGTGACTACTCCGCCGCCGCTGACCCCGTGAAGGCCGCCTCTGAGATCCAGATGCGGCTTTTTTCATACGCGGACGAGATCGACGCCTGGGCGCACGAGATATCGGGAATCATGCTCAAGCGGGCCGGAGCGGCCGACTTCGAAACGTGGAAGCTGGTGGGTGGAGAACTCTCGGCAGAAACAAGAAAACGCCTGAAGGACGCGCTGACAGGGAAGGCCTACGAGGATCTTCAAAACCTTCAGGTCGACCTGATCAAGTCTCTTCCAAGAGAGGCCGCGGAAAAGGTTCAGGAGATGGCGCAGCGCAGCCTCATGACGGGCGAGCGCTTCGCTTCTTTCGCCGAGGACATAAAGCGGCTCGGGCCCATCACGATGAGCCGGGCGATCTGCATCGCAAGAACCGAGACGGCAAGAGCCAGGACGTCTTACACACAGGCAAGGGCGCAGGCCGTCGGGTCTACGCACTACATCTGGCACACGGTAGGTGACGGGGCGGTAAGGCCAAGGCATCGGCAGCTTGATGGGACGATACAGTCCTGGAACGACCCGCCGATCACGAGCGAGCCGGGTCAGAAGATCGATCACTCTCATCCTGGCCAGCTGTGGAACTGCCGCTGCTGGGCAGAACCGTTGTTTCCTAAATCGAAGTACGAATCATGAAGTTTAGAGATGGAAATTTCCTCACAAGCGAGCGGCTGAGCCCTCACAAGGAGCTGACTCCGGAGGGGTATCTGCTCTGCCGGGACGTTCCGATCTCGAGAGTCGGCACATTTGACTACACGGGCGCGGACGTCTCGATGAACGCCCCTGTCGTGCATGTCGGCCGCCCGGCAGAAGAGCTGTTCAAGCCCGAGACGATCGCGAGCTTTGAGGGCAAGCCAATCGTGATCGGGCACGACACCTTTGCGGACCCGGAGACGTGGAAAAAGATCTCCATCGGGCACGTGCAGAACGTGCGGCGGGGCGAAGGTGACGAATCCGGCCTTCTTCTGGCCGACCTTCTTGTCCTGGACAAGAAGGGAATCGACTTGATCGAAAACGGGACGCTCTGCGAAATCTCGTGCGGCTACGACGCGAATTTCGTGCGGGACGGCGCCGATTCCGGTCATCAGGTGGGCATTGTGGGGAACCACGTTGCTCTTGTTAATCAGGGGCGGTGTGGCCCCGTTTGTTCTATTGGTGATGGTTTTATGAACGAACCTAAATCTAGTTGGAAGACTATGCTCCGCCGCCTCTTCCGTGACGGCGATGAGGATAAGTTCAATGAAGCGCTCGACAAGGTCGACGTTAAGGATGCTGATCCGGAGCCTGCTGCGGAGCCCGCTCCGGCTCCCGCGCCTTCTCCCGAAGACCGAATCGCAGCGCTCGAGAAGGCGGTGGGAGAGCTGACGGCCTTTGTCCAGAAGCTGCAGTCCGCAGAGGCAGCCAAGGAAAAGCCGGAGCAGGCTGCGGATGAAGAGCCTGCCCAACCGGAACCCGATCCTAAAGCGGCTCCGGTTGACGAGACCGTTCCAGCCGAGGAGTCGCAGGAAGTTCTCGCTGACGCAGAGAATGTCTGCCCGGGCATCAAGAAGCCCGCGGCTGACGCCAAGACCGGCGGCTTCTCTAAGGATGTTCTCAACCGCCTCCGCCGCCAGGCCCTCAAGGCCGCAGGCGTGAAAGAGTTTGGCGACGCCGACACGCTGGACGACGCCTCTTTGGCGATTGCGTTCAAGGCTGCTGCCGAACTGGCCCGCGCCAAGAACAACCCGGTCGCTGTCCATATGGCCGATCAGGCTCCCCGCTCAACGAGCAATGCGGATCTCAACAAAAAGTTTGCTGAATTTTGGAAGGAAAAATAACCATGTCTCAGTTCATCGGCACCTCCATGACGCCCGGCTATGCTGGCGACCTTACCCGCGGTCTTTTTGACGCGACCATTGAAACCAAGGTCAACGACGGAACCGTCAAGGCTTTCGGCGTGCCCGTCAAGCTTTCGAGCGGCAAGGCCGCAGCTGTGAGCGCCGCCTCCGATGCCGTCTACGGCTTCTCTGTGCGCGAATACGGTCAGGCCGACAACGATGGCGTGCAGGAAATGGAGCTCGTCTCCGTTCTTCGCCGCGGCTACATCGCTGTCACCGTTTCCAGCGGCACGGCCGCTGCGGGCGGCCAGGTTTATCTCACTTCGACCGGTGCGATTTCCGCTGATTCCACCTCCAACACCGCCCTCTCCGGAGCGACCTTCATGGGCCCCGCGGATGCGAACGGTCTGGCTGAAATTGCCTTTAACATCTAAGGAGCACTTCCATGAAATTTACTGACTCTGAGATTCAGAGCACTGGTGCATTCCTTGTTGGCCAGCTTGAACGACTCGACCCCCACAATTACGACCCGATCGCCGAATTCACCTGGTCCCGCGACATGCCTCTGCGCGAGGATGTCACGATCGCAGACGAGGTGACTTCCTTCATCCTCACGAACTACGCGGGCGGCTTTGGCGGCACCGGCAGCGGCACCAAGAGCTGGATCCGCGGCGAGGCCACCACCCCGGCCCGCGTCTCCATTCAGATGAACAAGATCACTACCCCCGTTACCCCGTGGGGCATGGAGGTCGACTACACGATCTTCGATCTGGAAAAGGCCATGAAGGCCGGCCGCCCGATCGACAAGATGAAGCACGATGCCATGCGCATGAAGCACCAGCTCGATATCGACACCCAGGTGTACATGGGCGACACCGAGCTTGGGATTTCCGGCCTTCTCAACAACTCTGCTATCGCCAAAGAGAACGTCGGCGCTTTTGATGCTTCGACCACCACGGCTGAAAAGGCCATCAAGTTCTTCAACTCCGTGCTCGATGCAGCCTGGAAGAACACGGCCTACAACCGCATTCCGGACACCTGCCTGATTCCGCCCGCGCTGTTCTCGGCTCTTGCCTCCCAGCAGCTGCCGAACACGAACATGAATGTTCTGCAGTACGTCACCAGCAACAACCTGGCAGTCGCCAACGGCGGAAGCCTGACGATTCGCCCGGTTCGGTGGCTTGCTGATTCGAGCATTAACTCCGGTAAAGGCCGCATTGTTGCCTATACCCGCCGCGACGACGTGGTTCGCTTCCCGCTCGTTCAGATTCAGGCTCTGCCGGTGCAGTACCGCGACTATCGCCAGATTGTCCCGTACTACGGCGCCCTGGGCGGTGTGGAGTTCGTCCGCCCCGAGATGGTGTACTACGCCGATCTCGCGGACTAAGTGGAGGAGTTATGAAAAGGATCACTGTCAACGGCCCGGTCACGCTCCGGCTTAACGGTAAGAGGCTCCCTTTTGCCGCGGGGAAGGAGTACGTGGTCTCTGATGAAGTGGCCGGAAACAGCTACCTCAGTCAGTACATCCTGACCGTTTCCGACGTGAAGGGAAGAACCAGGAAGAAGGACGCGGCGGAGGCGAAAGATGACGGCTCTGACAGTTGATTCTTTTCGTTCCTCGTTTCCGGAGTTCACGGAAGAGCTCTATCCGGGGCCTTCCGTTGAAATCCGCCTGGCGCTTGCCGACAAGTTCTTTTCCGAAGACGTTTGGACAGACGAGGCCTTGCGAAATCACGTGATGGGCCTGTACGCGGCCCATTTCCTGAAGGCGCAGGGGTCGGGAGCGGCGGGAGGATCCGGGAATTCAGGAGAGGCATCCGGCGTGGTTTCCTCCAAATCCGTGGACGGCGCTTCCGTGTCTTTTGATACGGGTTCCGTAACGGAAACAGGGGCCGGATCGTGGAATGTCACGGCGTATGGACGCGAGCTTTACATGCTGCTCAAGATTTTTGGAGCCGGGGCGAGGCAGATATGAAGGTCAAGCCGTTCGCGTCAATAACGACGACCTCGCGCATTGATGAAGTGAAAAAGGCTGTAAATCGCATCAAGGGCGCTGCCGTTTTCGTCGGAATAGCCTCCGGCAGCAAAGGGGACGCCAGAAGCGACGGAGGACCGTCCAACCATGAGCTCGGGTTCATTCACGAGTTTGGAAGCCCGGCAGCCAACATCCCGGAGAGACCCTTTTTAAGGCCCGGCGTGAGGAAGGCGGCTCCGAATTACACCCCTAAGCTCAAGGCCGCCATGAAGGCCGGGCTGCACGGTGACGGGGCTGCGATGGAAAGGCTCCTCGAACAGGCTGGGTCCATCGCCTCCTCTGCGGTGAAGGTCGAGATGTCAACCGGGAACTTTGTTCCGCTCAAGCCTTCGACCCTTAGAAACCGCAACCGATCAAGGCTCACCAAGAGCAAGCGTGAAAACGAGATGAACGGAGTGAACGTGAGGCCCTTGATCAATACGGGATCCCTGCGGAACTCCATCGACTATTACGTGGTAAAGGGAAAGTGACATGGCTCTGCTGGATGTATCGGAGGTTATCGAAGACCCTCTTTTCACATCCCCGTGCGCCTTGATCAAGACGGTTGAATCGACCGATGCCAATGGGGAGCCTGCGTGGGCAGACGGGGAAACGGCTGAGATTAACGCCGTGGTCACCTCTGATCAAAAAACGATTGACCGTCTTCCGGAAGCCCTGCAGCGGGCAGGGACGATCATCGTGCGGTGCGTGTCCGACATGGCGCCGGAAGGATTCGGGGCGGCTTATGACGCCGTCTTGTGGCATGGAAAGCGATTTGTTGTCAAAGACTGCGCCGATTACAGCCAGTTTGGAAGAGGCTTTTTACGGCTCGTCTGCTGGCCGGAGGAGGCTGGCAATGGCCGTTATTGATTCAAGAACAGCGGGGGTCCTCACTCCAGTTGAGTCTTCGAACACGAGCGACCCAACAAACACGATCCGTTCATGGGTTGCGCAGATAACAGGCATCCCGCTCGACCATGTCAGGCGGAGATGGCTGCCAAAGCCCGGCACGAGGCCCGGGGTAGACGAGAACTGGTGCGCTGTGGGGTTCGAGTCTGTCGAAACACACGGGAACCCCGACCAGATCGACCGCAAGGGGGATCTAGAGAAACCCGAAAGCGGAGACGTGCTCCGGGTTTCGCATCAGACGTTTCGATTTGTAGCCTCGTTCTATGGCCCGAGCGCCGCTCTAAACGCCGATCTGTTTAGAGAAGGATCTCAGGTCTTTCAGAACCTCAGATGGCTCGAAAAGTTCGGCTTAAAGCTGCAGGGGTTCGACGGTCAGGTGCAGCGCCTGCCGGATCTTCTTTACGAACAATGGGTGGACCGTTGCGACGTGCGGTTTTCCGTCGGGCGGGCCGTCCGCAGGACCTTCGGCATCAGGGATCTCTATGCCGTCGGCGATATCCAAATCAAAACAGACTCTCACAGTGAGGATTGAAAATGGCAATTGCAACCACTCTTCCGGTTTCGCGCGTGGTCAATGTCGCGGTCGAGATGTCGCCCACGGCGGCGGCTCTCAGGAACTTCGGCTTCTGCCTGATCCTGGGCGATTCCGACATCATTGACACCGACGAGCGCATCAGGCTCTACAGCAGCATCTCTGACATTGCGACCGACTTCGGGATTTCGTCCCGGGAGTACCTCGCGGCTCAGGCTTTCTTCAGCCAGTCCCCGCAGCCTACCCAGGTTTACATCGGCCGCTGGGCGAAATCCGCCACGGCTGGAAGGCTGCGCGGCAGGACGCTCTCAAGCGCTGAGCAGGACATTTCCCTCTTTACGGCCATCACCACGGGGACGCTCTCGCTTACGATCGACGGAGCCTCGAAATCGATGGCGTCAATCGACCTTTCCGCAGAAACGAATCTGAACGGCGTGGCCTCTCAGATCTCGTCCGCGCTCGGAGTTTCCGGGTCCTGCGCCTGGACCGGAGAGCGTTTTGTAATCACGTCTGCCACGACCGGCACTTCGTCCACCGTGGCCACGACAGACACCGGGACTCTGTCTTCCCTGATGGGCTTTGCGGGTTCTGCCACCTCTGTTGCGGGCGTGGCGGCAGAGTCTCTGGCTTCCGCAATCACCGCGCTTCTTGATTACAACACGTGGTACATGGTCTGCGTCGCTCCGGACGCGTCTGATGATTCCATTGTCGAGGCTGCGGGGCTGATTGAAGCGGCTTCTCCCTCGAGAATGATCGGCTTCACGACTCAGAACTCTACGGAAATCGACTCGACAGCTTCTTCAACCCTCGGCTCCAGGCTGAAGGGCCTTGGGTACAACAGGACGATTCTCGTGTACTCGAGCGATTCTCCTGTGGCTGCCGCCTCGGTCTTTGGCCGCATGGCGACGATCAACTTTGAGGGAAGCAACACGACCCTGACCCTTAAGTTCAAGCAGCTCCCGGGCGTCACAGCGGAAAACCTTCGCAGCTCTCAGGCCGAGGCCCTGAAGTCCCATAACGTCAACGCCTTCTGCGCCTATCAGAATGACACGAGCATCCTCCAGGAAGGCATCACGTCCGGCGGATGGTTCATTGACGAAACGCACGGTCTTGACTGGCTTCAGAACAGAGTTGAGACGGATCTCTGGAACCTGCTCTACACATCGAAGAAGGTCGGGCAGGACGAGTCCGGCGCCACGGCCATCGTTTCCTGCGTTAACAAGAGCCTGGAGCAGGGCGTGACCAATGGCCTGATCGCCCCGGGAGTCTGGAACGGGGATGCCTTCGGAGCTCTGGAAAGCGGCGACACGCTCTCGACAGGCTACTACGTATACATCCAGCCTTTCGATGAGCAGTCCCAGTCCGACCGGGAGGCCCGCAAGGCCCCGCCGATTCAGATTGCTGTAAAGCTCAAGGGCGCCGTTCACTTCATCAACGTGACGATCACGGTTAACAGGTAAGGAGAGATTGGATGGCTACGTATTCTTTTATGGATGTGACCGCGACGCTGACGGGATCTACTGGCGTGATTGATCTCGGAGCCGGGTCCGGCGATTCGAAAGAAGGGATTTCCGTTGCGCTTGCCTCGTCCCGCAACACAATGACGATCGGGGCAGACGGGGAGGGAATGCACTCCCTGAAGGCCGACAAGTCGGGCACGGTGACGATTCGGCTGCTCTACACATCTACCCGCAACGCCCTGCTGCAGGCGATGTACGACGCCCAGGCTCTGTCTTCCAGCTCCTGGGGCAACAACGTGATCACGATTCGCAACAAAGGAAACAACGAGACCGTTGTGTGCCGCGGATGCGCTTTCCAGAAACAGCCCGACCGAACTTACGGAGAAGAGAGCGGCATTCTCGAGTGGGTCTTTGACTGCATCAAGATCGACACGGTCACCGGAACGTATCCTGCAGAGGCTTAAACAATGGAACCGAAGCACGTCACAATCAACGGCTCGGAATACGTCATCGGGCGGCTTGACTGCTTTCAGGCTCTCAATGTCTCCCGCCTCGCTAGTCCGGTCATTCCCTTCCTGTTTTCCGGGGTTGTGAAGGCTTTCCTTGAGCTGTGGAAGCAGCAGGCCGGCAAGGAATCGAACGAGGATTTCGCCGGCCAGCTCGCAATCGCTCTCTCTTGCGCCCAGCCTCTCTTCGACCGGCTCGCAAAGATGCCGAAGGAGGACTTCAACGAAATTCTCTCGATTTGCCTGTCGTGCGTAGAGAAGAAGCGGGGCAAAACCTACGGAGCGGTCATCAATGAGGGCGTTCCGTTCGACGATGTCGGATCCGCAGATGTCCTCAGGCTCGCGCTTGAAGTGGTCGTGCGTGAGATCCGCCCTATTGGAGCCGCATTGTTCGGCATGGCTTCCGAACAGAAGCCTTAGATGCGGCCTGGGAAAGTGCCGACTGGTGGAGCCTGCCGAACGGCGAAGACTGGCTCCTGACACCTGTCAGAGAAGGAATGATCCGGTACGGGGATCTTAAGGATGGATCCCTGACCCTGGAGGATCTGTTCATCTTGAACACGTACCTGAGGAACGAGACTCACAACCGTGAGGTCGCCAAGCGCTTGAGGGAAAAGGAAAATGGCAGCTAGTGTGATTGAAGGGTTCCTCGTAAACCTCGGATTTTCCGTTGACAAGGACTCTCAGGCGAGGTTCAACGCCGGACTTCAGGAGGCTGAGAAGAAGGTCAGGCACCTCGGGTTGAAAGCCGCAGCTGCAGCTACAGCAATGTATGCGGCCTGGTATAAGGCGAGCAGCAATCTTTCAACCGACTTCAACATCGCCCACTACGCCAACGCCTCCATCTCGGGGCTGAATTCTCTCCGCATGGCTTTCAAAGCCGTGGGAGCGGACGCCGGGATGGCTGACAAGGTTATCGGGACGATGGGGGAGCGCCTCCGCACGATCCCGGGCTACGCAGATCAGATCGAGAATCTGTTCGGCGTGGCCGTACGGGATGCGAACGGGAATCTTCGTGATACTACCGACATCGTAGCCGACATCTCTGCGGCGATGCAGGGCATGGATGATGCTACAGCGGCATCGATGGCGAGCGCTATTGGCCTGGGCGACTCGTGGCAGTACATGAAGAATCAGAATTTTCCTGGAGAGCTGCGGAAAGCGAAGGAACAGACCGCAGCCCTCGGGGGAGCGCTTGATTCGACAGCCGAATCATCCAACGAGCTGTGGAAAAGTCTCGGGAATTTGTGGGCTGTTTGCAAACAGGCTCTTACATATCTTGTCGGCTTTCTGAATAAAACTTTCGACATCTCCGGGATGGTTGACCGCCTGGCGAAGTGGCTAGGCGGGGACGGGATCAAAAACATAACTGCGAACGTTGCGGGCGGCATTCAGACAGTAAAAAATCTTTTTTCTGGAAAGATCGGCCTTACCGATGTTGTAAGCGATTTCAAGAAGAACGCTCAGACCGCTCTGAACGATCAGGAAGCAATGATCGCCAATAGCGCGGGGAAAAACAATATAGCGGGCGGCACTCCGGGTAAGGAACTCGAGCGCAAAGGAATCCCGGCGGCGGGTGAGGTTTCTTACATCGGAACGAAAGCTCCGAAGGGCGTACGCAACAACAATCCGGGGAACATTCGAAAGGACAAGCACTCCTTCCAGACCTACGGAACATTTGCGGAGGGTGTTGAGGCCCTCGGGAAACAGCTGAAACGCTACCAAAACTCCGGGGCACAGACTGTTGCGGACCTCGTCCGCACCTGGGCGCCGGCGAACGAAAACGACACTGTAAGCTATATCAAACGAGTTTCGCAGTACCTCTCAAGCCGCCTCGGGGCGAACGTTGGGGCCTACACAGCTCTTGATCTTCGTGATCCCCGCCAGATGCAGGCCATGATTGAAGCTATTACCCGTCAGGAAAACGGGAACGGCTACCAAAAGCTCATCATGGACCCATCGCTTCAGGATGAGATCAGGAGAGCCACGCAATTTACAGGTCGAAGCAGGAACTTCCACGAATGGGACAGGAGCAGGGTCGACAACAAGCTGACCGTGAATCAAACCATTTACGTTTCTGACTCTAATGCCGCTCGGAATATCGCCCAGACAACGAAGGCAGCGATCGCCGACGGCCAGAGGAGCATGATGTAATGCCTCTCGATTTCTCGACATTGAACAGTCTTCCGTACTCCATCGAAGCCCTTACGCTCGGGCGCAGGAGGTCGATCACGTCATCGGGGTCTGAGGCCATCGCCATCATTCCGGATGTAGTGATCTCTGAGGAGCACGACGATGAGGTTACTGTTACCCGGCACCCCGTGGATCAAGGCGCTCCGATTTCCGATCACGCTTATAAAAATCCCTCTGTGCTGAACGTCCGTTTCGGATGGTCGGATTCATCCCGCCTCATCAATTCGGTCTTAGATACCTCAATCCTACGGGGTTATCTGTCGACCAAAGAGGTATACGAACAGCTGTTAAAGCTGATGGACAACCGTGAACTGTTGACGGTCTCAACGGGTAAGCGGATCTATCAGAACATGCTGATAACAAAGTTGTCCACAAGTTCCACTGCCGATACGGAAAGTGCGCTGATCTGTGACATCACGTTTGAAGAAGTCATCATCGTTTCGGCCCAGAGCACGAATCTTTCCGAAGATGTGCAGCAGAACCCTGAGCGGACGGCCAGTCCGACAAACGGCGGTCAGAGACAGGCTGTAGAGACCTCTACGGTTCTCCAATTGCCATCCGATTATGGGAACGCATGAAAATGGTTCAGATCCCTTTGAGCTCCGGGGCGCAGTTTTTCAACATCGCCCTGGGCCACAGCTATTACACGTTGAAGCTCGCTTACCGGGATGCGGTCTACGGAGGTTGGTTTCTAGACATCCAGACACTGGACGGCGAAAGTCTGATCGAGGGGATCCCGCTTGTGTGCGGCGTCGATTTACTCGCGCAGCACCAATATCTGGGGCTGGGTCATCTCTATGCAATGGTGGGCGGCTTGTACACAGAAACTCCAACCTATGCCGACATGGGATCGAACCTGCAGCTCTATTGGGAGGATTCCTGATGAGCGGAGAAAGGCAATGGCTCAGGTATTTCCGGCTTGTGGTCGCTAAGGACGGGACGAACACCGCGGCCCTTGATTTGTCGGACTACCGAGTGGCATTCAGGGTGACTCAGGCCGCTGTGGGGCGCCCATGCACTGCCGAGATCAGCGTATACAACGTGTCTGACGACACTGCCAACCAGATCAACGCTCCGACTAACGAACGAATCGTAACGAACGGGAATAACGCCGAACATATCTCTGTCATCATCGAAGCTGGTTATCAGGAACACCATTCGGTCATCTTCAACGGTGACCTCTGGTGGAAATCCATGTCCCGGCTTAGCGAAACCGACACGTGCCTGCGGCTTATAGCAGCGACAGGCAAGCGGGCGCACAAGTACTCAATCGTTGATTCTTCTCTGCCCGCCGGTTCGTCCCAGTCTGATGTATTCCGCACGATCGCCCAGTCGATGAAGGATTATGGGGTTGAATCGTATGCGGATACATCGGGGCTGATGAGCACGAAGCTTCCCCGTGGAAAAGTTATGTACGGGATGGCCCGCGATGCAATGCAAAGCTTTGCCGACACGAACAATCTGGACTGGGGCTACACAAATAAGGGCTTGACAGCCTTTCAGAAGTCGCCTCGCCGGGGGCAGGGGAACAAGATCGTTATTTTGTCGCCATCAACCGGCCTTCTAGACCGCCCTAACGCGACACAGAGCGGTATCGAAGCCCGGACGTTGCTGAATCCCGATTTGGAGTTCGGAAACTACGTGCAAATTGATCAGTCGCTTATCCAGACCCCGGATTATTCAACCGAGTACAAGGCCGTCCAAGAGAATTATGCCGCCCGAGGAAAGGTTATTGCTGGTGACGGTTTCTACCAGATTCGGAGTCGGCAGCATGTGGGGGATACCCGGGGCGAAGACTGGTACACGGACATCATCGCCATAGGCGTTAACGAGGGGGCCGGGTTTGTCGAACCGGGCGTGTGGAACTTTTTGGCGAACATCCAATGATCTCAGAAAACGAACTCATCGAAGACCCCGTTCGGCAGTTCGAGCAGAATTTTACCGGGCGGCAGGCGATGATCTGGACAGCGCTGCCAGGGATCATCCAGAGTTTCAACGCCGACGCTCTGACGTGCGAGGTTCAGCCAGCCATTCAGGGTCGACGCGTCACGGAAACCGGCAGCGTGGAAATTTTGAATCTTCCGCTGCTTCTTGATTGCCCCGTTGTCTTCCCGCACGCAGGGGGATGCAGCCTGACCTTCCCGATCAGGACCGGAGATGAATGTCTCGTTGTTTTTTCTTCCAGATCCATCGACTTGTGGTGGCAAAGCGGTGGAGTGCAGCCTCCGGCCGAGCCGCGGATGCATGACCTGTCTGATGGTTTCGTAATCCCGGGGGTCTGGTCTCAGGCAAAGAAGATCGGAAGCGTTTCAACGGATTCGGTCGAGCTGAGAACGGACGACCGGGGAGCGTACATCGCTCTCACCCCTTCGAACCATCAGGTGACCCTTAAAACAAGCGGCAGTGCGGAAGCCTCGATCGGAGGAACTCTTTCTGCCGCGGTTTCGGGGACCGTGTCGCTCTCGTGCCCCAAGTTGACGATTGACTGTCCGGAAACGACCTTCACGGGCAAGGTGACCGTCTCCGGCGACATTGTCGGCGGCGCCCAGATCTACGACTCGACTGGAAAGATGCAGTCTATCCGCGACACGTACAACAGTCACACGCACAACGGTGGGTCCGCTCCAGACCAAAAGATGTAAAAAGTAATTTTTCATTTGGAAAGGCCCTGACGGACGAAAGTCCTTCGGGGTTTTTTTGTGCCAATGAGGAATGTGTCGCCGTGCTTTTCATAGACGATGTCTGCCAAATTGTTTTCATGGATGGAGCAGCTTTTGAAGCTAAACACCCAAGAGATAGTGGAGGGAAATTTTCCACTTTTGGTGCTGGTACCAGAAAATCAAAATCCCAGCTTAAGCGAGAGCACAAAGCGAAAACTCTCGAACAGTTCTATGGAGAGGAGATCAAGGGCAAGAATCTCAAAGGTCGTCGGGCGTTGTTCAAGATGCTTGAGGAACGGAAAGGTTTTATCCGCGGAGCATTTCACAGAGACGATATAGGCGACATCGACCTCGTCTGGGGCGATTCCGAGGCGGGGTTGGAACACATCATCCAAAGAAGGATGGATAAAGGCCAAAACCTGAAAAGGGTGCTTATGAATCTGTCAACTGCCATTCAAAACGGCAGACTCGAGAGAGCCGGAGAAAGAAACGGAAGTGTTGCAATTCGTTACGGGAAGCAGAGGGTGTGTTTGAGCACACGCAAAAAAGGAAGAGACATCAGCTTTGTGATCACGGCTTATGAGCTAGATGCCAAATAAGAGAGAAGCCGTCTGCCGGGCACTGAACGGCGGCTTTACGTGCGGGCAGACTTCCCGCGCACAACTCTCAAGGAAATTATATCCAAACGGGGCGTGAAATGAAGGTACGAAAGCTTGACTCAGGCGGCGACATGATGCTCGGGCACGGTTTGTCTGATTTCTTTCAGGACTCTCCAGAAGGAGTTGCCCAGAACGTCATGACCAGATTAAAGCTATGGCGCGGGCAGTGGTTCCTCGATACAAACGATGGCACACCCTGGCTGCAAGACATCCTCGGCAAGCACGAGGCAGTGGACATGATCATTCGGAACCGTATTCTGGGGACTCCAGGCGTTAAAGAGATCACGGAGTTCCAGTCGGTCCTTGACCCCGACACCAGGACGCTTTCGATTCAGGTCACGATAGACACGAATTACGGATCTACAGAAATTTCGGAGACGCTATGACGATAAGCAGCCCTGTTTTCACCGTTTCAGCGACCGGTATTACGGCTCCCAGCTACGAAGAGATCCTAGACTACTTCAAAACTAAAGCCAAAGGAATTTTCGGAGACGACATCAATCTCGACTCCGACACTCAGGATGGGCAGCTTCTGGCCATATTCTCTTCGGCAATCAACGACCTGAATGCCCAGGCAATCGCCGTTTTCAACGCCTACAACCCTTCTACAGCCGTAGGCGTTGCCCTAGACGGCGCCGTAAAGACAAACGGAATATCTCGCCATGAAGCCTCTCATTCGTCCGTAGACCTCACGATTATTGGGCAGGCCGGGACGGTCATCACAAATGGATACGCTCTGGACTCGGCAGGGAACAGGTGGAATCTTCCTGAGACTGTGAGTATCCCGCTTTCAGGCGAAGTCGTAGCCACAGCGACAGCCGATTCAGAAGGCGCAATATCGGCACCCGCGGGATCTATCACAACAATTGGAACACCAACGCTCGGGTGGCAGTCCGTCACGAACAAAGCGGCAGCTGTCGAGGGATCGGCGGTTGAGTCTGACGCAGAACTTCGCTACCGCCAGACGCTCTCCACGATGCAGCCCACAATGGGTCTGTGGGATGGTCTTGTAGGATCCATTCAGCAGCTGGATGGTGTTCAGTCTGTGGCAGGGAGACACAACGACACTGGAAGTGAGTCAAGCGAGGGAATTCCCGCTCACTCAATCGCCGTTGTCGTTTCAGGCGGCGCGGCCGATGAGATCGCGGAGACTATATATAAGAAGAAGAGCCAGGGAGTTTCTACCTACGGTTCGACGACGGTCGAGTACATAGACTCCCTGGGCAACGTGAACGAAATCGCGTTTTCCCGCCCGACTGATGTCGCAATCACCATTGCAATCACCCTGAAAGCAACAGACACCTGGCTCACGACGAACGAGGACGATGTCAAAACTCGTCTCTCAGCCTACATCAATGGCTTAGCTATAGGCGAGAAGGTTGACATCATGAAATGCGTATCGGAAGTCGTCCGGGACGCTGACATCTACGACCCGGATTTTTATCTCGAGAGCATAACGCTGAACGGCTCGGCGGCCTCGGTTGATATAGCGTGGAATGAGAAGGCTTCGACTTCTGCTGACAGCATCACGATCACCGTGGAGTAACAGATATGGCGAGCCAGAACGAATACACCGAACTGATCGCCGGGGCGCATCGCGAAAAGCCGCGCTTCACGGAGTGGGTTTATCAGCTCACTGAGCCTGTCGCTGAGGCCCGATCCAGGATGAAGCAATTCGTCCGGGACTTCGATATTGATTATGCGGTTGGCAGCCAGCTCGACGCAGTTGGGGTGAGGGTTGGTGAAACAAGAAAGCTTGCGCTGAAGATTACGGATGTCTTTTTTGCATTTGATGACGTTGACGGGGTGGGGTTTGACCTCGGGGTCTGGCAGACAGCTCGTGATGACGCCTATGGCATTACGGTTCTTTCGGATGAGATCTATAGAATCGTCCTCAAAGCAAAGGTCGCGATCAACCAATACACGGGCCGCAACGAAGATCTCATGGCCTTGATTGACCAGATCTCAACGGCGTTTGGCGTCACAACGGCACAGATCGCCTATGTAGACACTCAGGACATGAGAATCACTGTCTACATCGACAAATCGCGGGTCCCTCCCATTGTCTGGCAGATTTTATCAAACAGAATCATCGCTCTTAACAACGCTGGCGTTCTGGAAATAATAGAGAACGGAGTTGCCGGAAATTTGGCAGCAACGGATAGAACGCTATTGACGGACGACAGCGGAAATCTGCTCTACATCGATATTTCATCTTCTTGAGGTAGCACATGGCAGAAAACAAACTGGTCCCGTTCGCGAACGGGGCTTCGGCAAATGTTGTCGATGAAACCACTTGGCAGGGCAATTCGCTCTCGGCAGTGAGGACGACAGGGTTCCAAAGCGGCATCGCCAAGTCCGCCCAGGTAAATCGCGTTTTGGCTCAAGGCGCCTCGGCTGGTTATGCCATAGGGGAACTGATCAAAGACTACGCGGCCGAGGACGCAACTATCGACGCATCCGCCCTGTATACCGGGTTCGTTGATGCCCTGAAGGCTTTGTCGAAACAGGCAGTCATAGATGTCGTTTTCCCTGTCGGATCGGTCTATATCTCAACGGCTTCAACCAATCCGGCAGAGCTGTTCGGCATCGGAACATGGGAGCGAATCGGCGCGGGCAGAACCCTGATCGACGCCGGCGGCTCCTTCGCGGCGGGGACGATAGGCGGGGCAGACTCTCACACGCTGACCGTGAACGAGATGCCAGCGCACAGCCACTCGGCACAGGCAACAGAGGCCGGCGGCCATACCCACACCCGCGGGTCGATGAATATCGTTGGCGGATTTGGTGCTGGTTTGTATACGAGGTACTTCACTCAGGAGTCTGGAGCCTTCTATGCGAATGAAGTTCCGGGCGCCAAGGGTATGGATGACGGCAACAGTATGAAGTCGCACTACCAGATTAATTTTGACGCTTCCCGGGCGTGGTCGGGCGAGACTTCATGGCAGGGCCAACATAATCACGCCGTCAGAGTCGACAACACGGGCGGCGGGCAGGCTTTCTCGACCCGAAACCCGTACCTCGCGGTCTACATCTGGAAGCGCACGGCTTAAAGGAGAGCTTGAATGGCAGTCATCAAAGTATCTGATCTTCCGCAGAAAGCGACGCTCGACTCGGACGACAAGATTGTCGGTTACAGCTCGACAGGGGGAACCTCGCTCCTTCTGGGTTCGGCCTTCAAGGCGATCCAGACGGTCGCAGAAACAGCAGCTTCAAATGCCGCCGCGAGCGAATCGACGGTAGCGTCAGAAAAATCGGAACTCGAATCAGAAATTGCGACCGCAAAGACAGACATTTCGACTGCAAAGATGGATGCTGTTTCGGCGATCACGACAGCACAGACCACGGCCACGGACGCTATAGCGTCAGCTAAAACCACAGCCGTTTCGGCTGTGAACTCGGCAAAATCGACCGCTCTTTCAGACGTTAGCGCTCAGCAGACCACATCAGTCACCGCGGTTAAATCTCAGGGCGACACCTCTGTTGCAGCCGTACAAAGCGCCCAGATCACGGCAACTGATGCGATCACAACAGCTCATACCACGGCTGTTAGTGCCGTACAAGCCCAGGAAGCGGCGAGCATTCAGTCGATCGAAACAGAAATTGAGACAATTGATCTCGGGGAACTGTCATGAAATCCAAGTATCTGCAGCTTCGCGGCGGGACAAAGGCCAAGAATGACGCGTTCACCGGCAAGAACCGGGAGCTGACGGTCGATACGGACGAGAAGCGCCTCCGAGTCCATGACGGCACAACCGTTGGCGGCCATCCTGTTGCGAAAGCATCCGAGATCCCCACAAAGACGAGCGAGCTTGAGAACGATGCTTACGAGACGAAGACCAGTCTCAGCAAGCTCTCACAACTGACGGATGACGTGGGGTACTGGACGAAAACAGGCCTCACAAAACTCTCCCAGCTCACAAACGACAGCGGGTATCAGACAGGGCATTGCACCTACTGCACCTACTGCACTTTTTGCTCGAACTGCACATGAGGTTTTAGATGCCTTTAAAAGAAATCTTGTGGAAGGGCGGAACTGCGGCCAAGAATAACGTTTACACCGGAGAGCCTGGCGAAATCACCATCGATACGGACAATCACCGCGTCAGGGTACACGACGGGGCAACCGCCGGAGGAACGGCGCTGGCTCTCAAGTCCGACCTGCCGACCAAACTGTCCCAGCTGACCGACGATGTTGGAGTGTGGGCTAAGGGTGCGCTTACAGCGCTTTCTCAGCTTACGGACGATGTTGGATTTTGGAAAAAGACGGGCCTGACCAAAATCTCTCAGCTCACGAACGACAGCGGTTTTCAAACCGGGCACTGCTCGTATTGCTCTTACTGCTCGTACTGCTCTCAGTGCAACAACTGCTACAACTGCAACACGGTGCAATGCACCACGGTTCAATGCGCCACGGTTCAATGCAACACGGTCAAATGCAACACGATACATTGCGACTGTCACTGCACGGACGACAACTAAGGAGCGGCGATGGTTAAGAAAATTCTTTTAAAGAGAGGAACGACCACAGCCACGGCCGCATACACGGGAAAAGTTCGCGAGGTCACTATCGACACTGATAAGAAAGTCCTTGTTGTGCATGATGGAGAAACAGCTGGGGGAACGGCGCTCGCGAAGCTCTCCGCCCTCCCAACCAGCCTGTCCAAGCTGACCGAGGACAGCGGGTTGTGGACAAAATCAGCGCTCACCGTAGCCATGCTTACGGATGATGTTGGCTATTGGAAAACGGCAGACCTGACCAAGGTAAGCCAGTTGACCAACGACAACGGATACAAGACAGCGCACTGCTCCTATTGCAGCCATTGCACCTACTGCTCTAACTGCGGGCGCTGCAATAACGTCCAGTGCAGCCAAGTTCAATGTTCTAACTGCAATCAATGCTCGGATTGCAAGCAATGCTCAAACTGTCAGCAATGCTCCCAATGCGATGCGAGCGGAAATTGCAGCAGTTACTGTGATTGTAACTAACAAGATTTGAGAGGAAACACCATGCATCTTCGCCACGTTGTTGCAAAAAAACTCCCCTTCCCTGTGATTTCTGTTGCCATAGACGATACCAGGGCTGTTCTTAGGCTCCTTTACGAAAGAAACGCAGGCTTTGTTTCGGAAAGCGCGTCCGAGGGGGATGCCGACGCCCTTAAAACAACCGCACGGCTCGCTTCTTCATTTTTTGGTAGCAGGGACACATATTATGAAATTGACGGCAAGCAGTATTTTATCTACGCCGAGAGTATTCTCGACAAGACCAGCCCCATCTATTCTCGCAACTGGGTTCCGGGTGCGCACTACTCGTTCCATTTGGATCCCGCTCGCGGCATTTTCATAGATGTTCGCCCGGAATTGTCGTACCTCAGCAAGCGAAATTCCGCAGACTATGCGAAGTACGCCGGGGGGATGTGGTTATTCGACCTGTGGGTCACCGACCAGACGGCTCCGGTTTCTGAGTGCAATCGTTCGATCACTACTGCTCCGGACACGATCCTCGTTTCCAACATTACGGATCTGGGCGAGGACTGGGACGCCGATGTGGTCATGAAGGGCGATCAGTCCAAGTGGCTGAATCTCGGGTACGAATTGACGCCTGACGCCGAAGAGGTTGCCCCTGACGGATGGGTGACCTATACGCTGAAGCTCCTTGATGGCAAAACTGGCGACCTTATGACCAACATTACGTGGGGCGGGTTCATCGTCGAAGCGGTGGATGGGTACGCTCCGCGGCGCCGCGTTGAGATCAAAAACGGCGTGGGGACGTTCAGGCAGCAGGCTCTCGGGCTTCAGTCCGGAGAGACGATGCGGGTGAAGATCAACCACCGTTTCTACACGGGACGCGCTGAGCATACTGTCACTGTCAAATGAAATACTCACAGGTCAACATCTTGATCGGCAGCGCGTGCGACATGCATTGCCCGTATTGCCTTCAAAACTCAGGGCGGTCTCTAGCTGACAGAAAGGCTGATCCGGAAGAGTTCGCGGATCGTCTCACAGAGTATCTGCGGGGGGAGTCTCCACAAAAGATTATGGCGTGGGGCGGGGAGCCGATGCTTTACTGGGAGAAGATCCGCCTGATGCATGCCAGGCTGAAATCCCATGGGATTAGAACTCTACCTAAGTCCTTCATCATCACGACAAATGGCCGGCACATTTCGGATGACTATGTCGAGTATGTAAATGCCAATCCCGATATCTGGACCACCATCAGCTATCACGGAGGGGGATTCACGGAAGAGCAGCTTGACCAGATACACCGGATCAACGCTTTCTCTTTTTCGGAAATCATCACGCATCAGAGGACAGACCTTTGGGAATTGCGTGATTTTTTTTGGTTGCTGAAAAATCGCTATGGCGGGATACCTCACGTCTGTGTGCATTGGCTTAGGGCTAATGACAGCTGCGGAGCGGAATGCTACCTGACGAAAGACGATATAGACACCTTCTGCCGTCATGTGGAAATCGAAGTTATCCCGATGGCTCGCCTCGGGGATGTTTGGGCGCAATGGGCCTGCTCTCAAATGCTTTTTGAGCGAGACAGACGTCTGGATCAGCCGATGGGCCCGATGTGCGTCCGATCAGATCGACTGTCGATCGACATGCACGGGAATGTCTATGAGTGTCACCACGACTTTTCCGCATCGAATGTCATTGGAAATATTTTCAAGCCTAAGAAGGTCATTCCAATACATCCCTCAGGGTACAAGGCTCCAAATCGGTTCTGGGATTCCCAGAATTGCCGGCATTGCCCTGATGACATAAAGGGCTATTGCCGAGGTGGATGCTACTTATCCAACACACACGAAATCGATTGCTATTTTTCCCACAAGCTTTACTCCCTCTACAAAAAAATGGAGAACTCTCTAAATGCAGCTTTCTCTTAATTGCCGTACGCACGAAGGTAAACCCGTGACCTGGCTCTATGACAATGTCACAAATGAAATCTGGGACGACACCGGGGAGCTTGTGGATCTGGCGCACGACGATCGCCTGAAAATTTTTGAAAAAATGGGGGGATGGAAGCAGATTTACTCAACCGCCAAGCAAAAAAAGATGGCGGATCTTCGGATCCAGCTTGGGCTTCAGTGCAACATGCACTGCAAGTACTGCGCTCAAAGTATCGACAGAGCTGAATCCAAGGCGGTAGCGACAGTAAAAGATGTCCCTGGATTTATAGAAAAGCTGAAGAAAGGCGGAATCGACTGCAACGGCGGGACGATCGAACTTTGGGGTGGGGAGCCTTTTGTGTACTGGAAGACGATTCAGGTTCTGGTTCCGGCTCTTAGAGAGCTTTATCCCTCAGCGGATTTTGGGATGATCACGAACGGGACTCTCCTCACGGAAGAGAAGATTGATTTCTGTGAGAAGTATGGGATTTCGCTCACGTTCAGCCATGACGCTCAAGGTTATGGACTCCGGGGCGAGGATCCGCTTGACGACCCGAAGATGGTGGATCTCTGGCGGCTGGCATTTTCTCGGCTTCACTGTTCCGTCAATTGCGTGCTGACACCGAAGAATACGGACGTGGATAAGATCGCGGAATTCTTTAAGCAGAAGCTCGGAGATATTCATCTTAACTTCGAGGGAATCATGACGCATGTCGGTGTTACGGATCACGATCTGATGTTTTCAGATGCGCAGCTGTTGACGCTTCAGAAGAATATTTTTAAGGCATTGACGAGGGAAGGCTGGGACAAGTTTCCCGCACTGACCGGGGAGTGTACGACGCTTCTTAAGCGGCTCACCCAAAGGAAGAAGCTGGATCCCCGCGCCGTGAAATGCTGTATGAATCGCCCCGATAATGCGGCAATGAATCTGAATGGGGATTTCATATCGTGTCACGATCATTCGGAGCCGATTTATTTTGTGGGAAGGGTGGAAAAGCCTGAAGACGTAGATCTTTCTCGCTGGTTCAAACCGTGGAGCAAGAGACCGGAATGCCAAAAATGCCTGGTGCTTCAGCAGTGCCGCGGAGCCTGCCCTCAGATTGAAGGGCTTGCCCGGACGCTCACATGCAAGAACGAGTTTGCCTATCACTTCGCAACTTTTCAGGCGGTTTGGTGGCTGATTTTCGGTATGACCCTTGAAAGCTACTCAATCGCATAAACTCACGGTTGAGAGAGAAGTGTTCAATTTTTTGCGAGATACCATGTTAAATCTGATCCCCGACTTCTCTTCCCGTGTACTTTTAGCAGTTGGCGGGATTTTGGGAGCCTTGTGCTCCTTTCTTTTTGGCCCGGTCGATGACGCGATTGAATGGCTGTTTGTTTTTATCGTCGTCGATTATTTGAGCGGTACTTATGCCGCGATGAAGACCGGGCAGTGGAATTCCCGTACGGGGTTCCTTGGCATCACCAAAAAGATCGTCATGCTGAGCCTCGTGGCACTTTGCCATGGGCTGGATATCACTTCGGTCATACCTTTCGTCAGTGTCAGGGATGCGGCGGTCTTTGCTTTCTGCCTGAACGACTTTGGCAGCATTTTAGAAAATATTGAGCGCATGGGGTATGGGTCAATCATCCCGGCGCCGATCCGCAAGATGTTGAAGGCGATGGAAGAGCGGTCAGAGGCGATGGCGTCAGATGTGGTGAGCGGGGGAGAGATTCACCGGCAGCACAGAGACAAATAGAAGGATAGGGGATCCTCCCCATCAAACGAAAATCCTCGGGAGAAGCGAACTCCCGAGGGCTTTTTTATCCCACTTTACACACAGGAACTTATGCACAACGCCAGTATAGCTGAAATTCAAAAACTAAAGCAAGAGGTTGGTGTGCTTATGGATATGCAGAAAGAGCAGGAAATTGAAAGGTGTGTGCGGGCCGAATCTTGTCCTTTGGCTGACAAAATAAGGAGAGATCATGGCTGAAAAGAAAGAATTTTCGGCATGGGCCCCGGCAATCGCGGTTCCCTTCATTAAGTCACACGAGGGCTGCAGGCTGACTTCGTATCGAGACCCCGCGGGGATCTGGACTATTGGGTATGGGTCAACCCGCTTGCTGAGCGGTAACCCGGTGATTAGAAACATCTGCATCAGCCAGGAAGGAGCGGTTCATCTTCTTGAACACACTCTGGAGGGATTCCACGAGATCCTGTGTGACCTTGTGGCCGTTCCCGTCACCCGAGGGCAGTACATCGCACTGATGGACTTTGCGTACAACGCCGGCACAGGGGCGTTGGAGAAAAGCACGCTTCTGAGGAAACTGAATGCCGGAGATGAGTCTGGAGCGGCAAAAGAGTTTTCGAAGTGGATCTATGCGAGTGGGAAAAAACTGCCAGGATTGGTGAGGCGACGAGAAGAAGAAAGGCAGCTGTTTCTCAAATAAGGGAGGGCGGCAACGATGGCCATAAATATAGATTCTGTTTTGACAACCAGCAGATTTTTGGTTGGCTTAGCGGTAACCGTCGCTTATGGAGTTTTTTCCTATCAGTATGGCTACTCAAGCGCAAAGAAGACTTACCAGAGGCAAATTGCAGAAACTCAGATCGCGAATCTGGAAGCAGCCAGAAAAGCCCAAGACGAGGCGCGCACAAAGGAGGAGTTAAATGCAAAGAAAGTTTCAGAAGCGCTTGCAGAAAGAGACCGGGCTCTTGCTTCTATCTCTAGCTTGCGGAGTAATGCTGTCCGGGTGCGCCAGCAGTCCCAGAACCTCAGCGCTCAATTGTCCCGAGCCAGCCAGACCCACACCGCTTCCGGAAACCGTGACAGCGAGCGACTCGGAAAATGTGAAGAGCTACTCTCAGAAAGTGCGGATCTTCTCGGGAAAGGTGCAGACTTGGCAGGCGAAGGCGCAGAATTATCTGCAAAGCTCTCAGCAGATAAAGAAGTGATAAAGTCTGCCGAGTAAACTTTTCGGGCGCCCGTCCTACGGCATAAAAGACCCTCGCGCTGTGGCGGGGGTCTGAGGGCTTAGGCGGATAGGGTCATTCTTCCACCAGAAGCGGAAACCGCAGAAGCCATAGTATCGATTTTTGTTTTGTACCTAGGGCTGGTGATGCGCGCAACTTCCGAGGTCGGGATGCCCAGCGCTAGCCGGAAGCAATCTGGATCAGGATAGAATAGATACAGAAATGGCCCTGTCTCACCTTACGCGGAAAGAGAAGAATGCACTGGTGGACGCTCAGAAGAAGCGTGACAAAACTGCTATGATAAATATTCTTACGGTCGGATTAACGAGAGGGCAGCAGGCGTATAAACTCGGGCTCCCATAAACAAAAAAGAGTCCCGGCCGAATTCCATTTTTACGGCAGTTAACGGGCGCGGCAACACAACTATATTGAAAAAGTTCATAAAAAGGTGTCTCAGCGGGGGCACCATTTTTTTTATCGGTGAATTATCAAATCAAGTGCAAAGTTACTGAATAAAAGACTTCAGCCGGACACTTCCAATTGAGACGTTTTCTGGGTCTGAAATTCAGAGCATTGAA